TCCGCTGATGACAAGCGTGACCGAAAGACTTTCAATGCCTGATTTCATTCCATCAACGCAAGAGGTCAAATACGATTTATCTGATTACTTACGAGGCAGCGATCTTGAACGTGCCAATATTTATAAAATCCTGAATTCGATTGTGGACGCCGAAGGCAATCCAGCAATCACAATCGATGAAATCCGACAAGCAGAGGAACTGATCAAATGAAGGTAACAACACCATTCACAATCACCGCCGCTGATTCCGAAGCACGTACTATCACTGGACAAATTGTCGCATTTGATACCGCTGCCAAAGCATCAACAGGCAAAGTGATGTTCAAATCGGGATCACTTAATCCAGCAAATGTAAAATTAAATCTAGAACACGATTCATCAAGACCAATCGGAAAAACTTTGAGTATGGAATTTGCACCTGATGGCAAATCAATCAATGCAACGTTCAAAATCTCAAAAACCACCGCTGGTTCAGACAGTATCCAGGAAGCAATGGACGGACTGAGAGACGGATTTTCAGTGGAAGCCAACGCAATCGATTTTGGATATAACGAGGACGGCACAATGGTCGTTAGTAAAGCAGATTTGGTCGGTGTCGCTTTGACGCATAATCCTGCATTTGATTCAGCACGTGTATCAAATGTCGCAGCGACTACCGAACCAGAAAATTCCGAGCCATCACCTGATGTCGAGGAAGCAACACCCACACCATCAACAGAAGGAGACGCCGTGGAAAACACCGTCACAGAGCCAACTACCGCCGAGACGGTAGAAGCGGCAGAAGCAGTGCAAGCATCATCAGCAGCAAAGCCAGTCAATTTCATCGCAACACGCAACCCAGTTGTATCACCTGAAACATTTTTGATGCATCAGGTTGCAGCAGCCCGTGGATCAGAAACATCACGTGCGTACATCGCAGCAGCAACAGCATCGACAGACAATCCAGGATTGATCCCAACACGCCAACTGCGTGAGGTCGTCAATGGACTTGCTGACAATGTGAGAGCCAGCATCGATTCCATTTCAAATGGAATATTGCCTGGTGCAGGACTCGTTTTTCAAATCCCGAAAATCACAGTACTGCCAAACGTAAGCCAAATCGATGAACTCGATCCGGTAACTCCAGTCGTGATGGAATCCGAATTCATCAACGTGGACGTGAAATCGTTCAAGGGTTCACAGGTAATGTCCGTGGAATTAGCAGATCGCAGCGATCCACTATTTTTCACCGAATTGATTTCAAATCTCACTGCGCAATATGCACGTGCGACCAATGAATACAATTCAGCGCAGATCATTGCAAATTCAGCAACAGCATCGACAGGATTTGGCTCAGACATTACTGCTGCCGAATTACTTTCTTGGGTTTCAACCGCATCAGTGTATGTTTATGAGCAAACACATAAATTTGCAGATGCAATCGTTGTTTCACCTGCAATGTGGGGTCGCATAATGTCATTCAACGTCGATGGGCGTCCAATTTACAATGCCCTATCGCCACAAAATGCGGCAGGAAATGCTCAGCCACGTTCACTTCGTGGATCAGTCAATGGACTTGATCTTTGGGTTGATACTGCGCTATCAGGTACAGGTGACAATTCAATGTACGTCATCAACCGCGATTCATACACTTGGTACGAATCTCCCCGTCTAGAACTCCGCACGAACATAATTTCAGATGGTTCAATCGGAATTCTTATGTACGGTTATGGTTCAACAGCCACGAAAATTGGCTACGGCGCATACCGTTTTTCTGACTAATAAAAACTAATCATCGGCTAGGTCACTCCCGAACTAGCCGAGCAGACGAGAGGATCGGAAATGCCAAACATTGTCACCGCAGATGAATTGCGTCAGGTGCTTGGTGTTTCCGAATCCCTTTTTTCTGACGAATATCTAGATTCAATTATTGATTCGGCTGAGATCACAATCCTGCCGATGCTCACTCAGTATCAAAGCGCAGTAATTTCAACACGCATCGCCGATGACGTTTTATACATCGACACATTGCGTCCAAATTATTTCGTCCAGGGGCAACAGGTCGTACTCGCTGGAATTGGTAACGGTTTAGATGGCCCATATACAGTCAGTGATCATTCCGTCAGACCCTTTCAGGTCACTGCGACAGTAAATGAGGCAGATAGAATCCTCACTCCGGTAATTCCAGCGGGAACGATTACACTTGATGGCGGCTCAGCGGCAGAAATATACGCAAACGTGCCAGCGATAAATAAAGCGATCTTGATCGTTTCAGTAGAAATTTTCCAAAGTATTACAGCACCAGGTGGACAAATCGAAGGCGTAGATTTTGCACCAACTCCATATCGAATGGGTCGATCATTGCAGAATCGTGTCATCGGATTGATCTCAGCATTTTACGATGTGGATTCAATATGCCAATGACCACATTGCTCGATGTACGGAATGACTTAGCGACTGCACTTGCTAGCGTTGCTGCATCCGTTTATCCCGTAGCACCCGAAGCAGTAATACCACCTGCTTGCGTAATCATTCCTGATTCACCCTGGCTTGAAAGCACATTGATCAATGGTGCGGTCACAAAAGTCAAAGTCAATTTTGTCGTCACGGCAGCCGTGGCAAATAACAGCAACTCAGGCGCTTTGGATCAACTTGAAGCCCTAATCATCAGCATTTTGGGGGCTATGCCCTCAGGGTACGTCGTCGGTGACGTTCAAAGACCGTCAATAGTTTCAGTCGGTGCATCGAATCTGCTCGTTGCTGATCTCAATGTATCGACTTATTTCACCCAGGAAAACGACTAGGAGCAAAAATGGCAACAACTATCATCACGGGTAGAGACATCACATTCACCATCGATGGTGATAATTTTGATGCTCAGGCTACCTCAGCAACCCTTACCATCGATTCAACGATCAATACATATCAGACACTTGATGGCAAGGCTTATTACACCACTGATACACAGGGAACTTTCGCAGTAGAAATGCTGCAAGATTTTGGCGCTGGAACTTCATTGTGTGAAGCACTTTGGAACGCTGCATCAGCATCACCAAATACACCATTGGCAGTCCTATTCACCGTCGCAGGTGTGGCATACGCGTTCAGCGTTCAGCCAATATTCCCTGCACTTGGTGGTACTGCGCCTGATGCTTTAACTGCATCACTTTCATTCACTTGCGTGACCACGCCAGTACTAGATTAATCAAGGGAGATCGGGAGTATGAAAACAGCAATCACAATCGAATATCAGTCCGGTGATGTAGCCACTTACGTGGCTGCACCACCTGAATGGTGCAAATGGGAAAACAAAACTGGCAAAACAATTCAACAGGCAAATGAGATCGGCATTAGCGATCTGCTATTCCTGGCGTATAACGCTATGAAACGAGCAGCCGCAGGTCAGCCAGTCAAGCCGTATGAAGTGTGGACAGAAACAGTCGCCGACGTAACATTGGGAGACTTAAACCCAAAAGCCATCAGCGAGGCAGTCTCAGCCGACTAATTGTCGAACTGGCGATTGCCACGCATATTCCGATCAGTGAATGGACATCCGCAGAGGATATTTTGACCGCAATCGAGATTTTGGAGAAACGCAATGGCTGATGATGCGATCGCTTATGACAAAGCCGATCTGCGCAAAATTATCGGTGCTTTCAAAGGGATGGATGATCAAGCGATCGAGGAAGCCAAAGGCGTATCAAATGCTTTGGCTGATTATCTCCAGGGCAAAATTAAATCGAAGGCTGGCACACTGCAACAAAGCAAAGTCGCCAGTCGAATTGCCGATGGATCAAAGGTCAGCAAATCAAGCAAGGTCGGTGAAATTTCATTCGGTTACGTTGCGCAAAAGTATTCGGGTGGTGCAACTACCCGTGATCTTTGGGGTGGATCAGAATTTGGATCAAACAGATTCAAGCAATTTCCAGTGTGGTCAGGTCGAGAAGGTCGCGGATCACGCGGATGGTTTATTTATCCAACCTTGCGAGCCGAACAGCCATATATCATCAATGAATGGGAAAATGCTTTCAGTAGAATTGCGAAGGAGTGGTGATGGCTGGCACTGGTTCAAGAACGCTGAAACTGGCGATATTAGGTGACATTGACAACCTGAAAAAAAGCCTGACGCAAGGTACGACTGAGGTTCAATCTTTCGGTGACAAAATCACCAAATTTGGCAAAATAGCATCAGCGGCTTTCATTGCTGCTGGCGTTGCTGCCGCTGCCTACGCTGGCAAACTGCTGGTCGATGGCGTGAAATCAGCGATCGAGGATGAAGCAGCCCAGGCAAAATTGGCGACCACATTGCGAAATGTCACAGGCGCTACGGATTCCCAAATTGCTGCAACTGAGGCGTACATACAAAAGCAACAATTATTATTTGGCTTGACCGATCAAGATTTGCGTCCTAGTTTTGAAAGACTGACGCGAGCCACTGGAGATTTGAAAACAGCGCAGGAAGCACAATCACTGGCGATCGATATTGCGGCTGGATCAGGCAAATCACTTGAAGCCGTTTCAAATGCTTTGGGCAAAGCCTATGAAGGAAATACCGGTGCGCTTGCCAAACTTGGCGTCGGACTTTCAGCGGCTCAACTCAAAACAATGGATATGGATACGCTGACCAAAACACTTGCTGAAACATTTGGCGGTCAAGCATCGATCCAGGCAGATACTTTCGCTGGCAAGATGGCACGATTAAAGCAAGGCATCGATGAAGGCAAAGAAACCGTCGGGGCTTACGTACTCGATGCGCTGCAACCTATGGTCACGCTGATCGTCGAGCAGGTAATACCAGCAGCCATCGCATTTGGTGAAACAGTAGGCACAAAACTGCAACCGTACATCGACAATATAATTTACGTATTTCAAACTTATTTGATCCCACTATTTCAAGCGTGGTGGTCATTCATTTCGGACATTCTTATTCCAGGAATCATCGACACATTTCAACCAATCTTGGCTGGACTGCAAAAGGCTTTCGGATACATTGCTGATGCCGTTCAAAAAAACAGCGACAAACTAGCGCCATTTTTCACGTTGATAAAAAACATTGCATCATTCATTTTGAACACACTTGCGCCAATCATCGGTGACGTATTAGGCGCTGCACTAACAGTCATTGGAAAAGCCATTGGGGTGGTCATCGGACTATTTGCAAACCTGGTCAATATTATCAATTCAGCGGTGGGGGCAATAAGATCGCTGATCTCGATCGTGGCGTCGAATCCTTTGGTCAAGGGAATTGGCAATGTGATTGACAACGTATTTGGCGGCGGTCGAGCCGCTGGCGGTTCAGTAATGGGTGGCACGTCATATCTAGTCGGTGAAAAGGGTGCTGAAATCTTTACGCCATCAAGCAATGGATTCATCACGCCAAATAATAAATTGGGCAGCAATACAGTTATCAATTTGAACGTCACTGGCGCAATCGATCCTGAGGGTACAGCCCGATCAATCATCAACGTATTAAACAATTCATATTATCGAGGCACAAACGGCGCAGCCGCATTGGTATTCTGATGACGCTTTGGAATCCAATTTGGCAACTGACCATCAATGGCATCAGTTATGAAAATTATGTACTGGCAAATTTGACGGCGACCAGTGGTCGATCCAATATTTATGAACAGGCTCAGGCAGGATATTGTAATCTCCAAATTTATAACGTGACGCAATCGCAGGTCACAATCAATATCAATGATTCGGTCGGTCTATCGATTAAAGATTCGTCCGGTATTTTCGTGCCGATATGGGGTGGATCAGTCACCGACGTTTCCATCGAGGTGACGACAGGTGGATCGATAGCAATCAATCAAATCATCTCAATCGTGGCTTTGGGTGCGCTTTCACGGCTACCAAAAGCAAATTGGCTGACAAATTTGGCACGTCACAATGATGGCACTCAGATTCTTGAAGTATTGACGGATTTGCTCATCAATAACTGGTCGGAAGTCCCGTCGGCTTTGACTTGGGGTAATTACACTCCAGCGACGGAAACGTGGGCAAATGCTCAGAATGTCGGATTGGGTGAAATTGACACACCTGGCAATTATGATTTAGCGGCTCGATCAGCCGATCCGATTGACGTTTATTCATTGGTTTCGGCGCTGGCTACATCAGGGCTTGGCTATATTTACGAGGATGCATACGGTCGAATTTCGTATGCCGATTCCACACATCGGACACAATACCTGGCAACGAATGGATACGTGGACATTTCAGCGGCTCAGGCACTTGCGCAAGGCATCAAAATTCAAACCCGATCAGGCGATGTACGCAATGACATAACTATCAAATACGGTGCAAATTCGACCAATGAAACATCGGATGAGGATTTGGCATCAGTGGCAGTATTTGGTCGCTTAGGTCAAATCATTACGACTACACTGCACGATCACGCGGATGCAGTTAGCCAGGCTGCGTTTTATCTAACACTCAGGGCATTTCCACAGGCAATGATGCAGTCGATTACCTTTGAATTGACCAATCCTGAATTGGACGATGCTGATCGAGATTCGATGATTAACATATTTATGGGGATGCCGTTGCGTATCGCAGATTTGCCAGCAAATATGACGGCTGGTCAATATCTTGGATTTGTTGAAGGCTGGCAATTCCAGGCAGGATACAACACGCTTTCAGTGACGGCGTTATTGTCCCCACTGGCTTACTCGATCCAGGCGTTGAAGTGGGAAGAAGTCAGCGTGTCGGAACAGTGGAACACCATTACAAACACATTGACGTGGGAAAATGCCCTAGTCGTCGCATAAGGAGAAAAAATGAGCAATCCAACTACCCCGTTTTCGTGGCAAATGCCGACCAACACAGATTTGGTTACGGATTTACCTGCCGATTTTGAAGTCTTTGGTCAAGCCGTTGCATCATCGATGGCTGATCTACTTGGTGGCACGTCCGGTCAAATTCTTTCAAAGGCTACAAATGCCGATATGGATTTCACCTGGATCAATAACGATCAAGGCGACATCACTGGCATAACAGCCACATCACCGCTAACAGGTGGTGGCACGTCGGGTGCAATTACAGTCGGAATTCAGGCTGCTTCGACCACGCAA